GAAAACTCCTTAGGAGGTGCATGTTGTGTACCTTTACGGGCTTAGCCCGGGGAGAACGACGGAAAGGTCGTCCTTAAGACAAAGCTTTATGCCTTCGTCCGGTGCTACATACCCTCTGGGTATGCTTACGAGACGATGATCCCTAGGGGATAACGTCTGCATCCGTTCCAAAGATTAAATCTTTGGTCGGTATGAGAAGGTGCAAGGATAATCCAAACCCCTTCGCCATCACGTTGAGGTCCTCAGGACCCTCATCAGTGTTGATTACCTGACACTTCCGGGGAATAAATCTCTGGGGTGGCAGAACGTCGAACTTGCGATCTAAGATCTCTTGTAAGACGTGCTCCGGCGGGTCGGCTTCAAGCCGATCCCCGAAGTAATCCGCAAGCCTTTTGAGCCTAAGGCTCATTGGCGCGGTTGCCCAGCCTTTGGCTGGACGTTCCGATCTCTCCCAATATGGGATTAGTTTGGAACTTAGTACACGGGTACTTACGTAACCGTGTGCTAGAACATGCTTGATCCTATCATAGTATCGCGTGTTCGGAGGGTGCTTCCAACGGTTAGCACCTTCTACTTCTTCAAGAGTATTGGAGAAGTTTTCGATGAGGAAGTCTACAAAGTAGTCGTCCTCCTCGTTTATCTTTTCCCCCCTGTCATACAGTAGGGGTTGGGATAACCTGCGGATACGGGATAAACCCTTCTCCGCAAGTTTTGTGCCTGGCGAGGACGCAATTGTTGCTATAACTCGCCTCAGTTCCGGACCGAGCCATGCGTGTCTAGCACGCGACTCTACACGGAAACCGAACCCTCCCCATTCAATGGGTAGGGCGGCCAGTTGGTGACAGTCACCAAATTCGCGGAATGTAACCAGGAAGGTTATCATTTCTGCGACTCCTTTGCCCGGAGGTAAGTAGCTTAGCTCCTTGGCAAGTTGGGCACCTTTCCCGAATATCGGGTTGGTGTCTATGTCACCTGAGAACGGTTTCGTCTCGGGTGATAGTAGCTTCCCGCGGATATGATCCACGTGGAACCTATCGACGTGAGTTACGTCGACCGTGAACTTGGCTCGCATAACGACTCCTTGTTCACAAAATTGGCCACCTATCAGGTAGGTGCCCCATTTGTCCGCAGATGGCTTTACTTTGTAAAGATCTCTTGCGGCGCTTTTATGACGCTCGAGGACGCTCAGCGGCCCAAGCTTCATAATATCATCGCCTGCTGATCTGAAGGTATCCTTCTTCAGCTCGTCGATTGAGTACGCAACCAATTGTTGGTTAGCGGCCTTGTCTATTGCCTTACCAAGTGAGTGCAACAGAATTTTGACTCCGGGTATCCCCATGGGGGCTCCCGAACAAGTCAGATATTCTTCCTCCTCATGCTTTAAAAGCAGGGGTGAGAGGAAAAGCGATGGAGCGTTACGGACATAGTCGGTAACGTTATTTCCCGCGGATAATCCGTCGAGGAAAGCTTCCATATGGAGTAAACCCACTTCGTGGGTTATCCAATTTGTAGCCTCTTCAAGATCTCCTAAAAGGATTGCTTCTTGATCGGCAAACTGGCCTTCGAAGTCCTTCATGAACTCCCAGACCTGGTTAGCTGCAGTCAATCCTGCTCTTAGAGTAGGATCGGCAGCGAGTACCCCTCTCATGGCATGGCCATAGGGTTGCAAGTAGCCTATTAAGGCTGCCAAGGTGATGGTAGGAACTCTTACCTTTCCACCTGGTTCTCCGACACACGTTAAACGTGCGGGAAAAGGCTTGCCTGTGGCAAGTCCCTCCGGAGTCATGTACCCTGCTTCTACTAGTTGTAAATAGCAGAAGGTAAACAGAAGGATTGACAACCGATTTTCGGTTGCACCATTCCTTTGCGGTGCGTACCAACCCGTGTTGGGTAGGTCCGCAGCGAACGGAAGATCGTCACGCACTAGCGGTAGATCTCCGATATCCGCTTTCCAGCGGGGTTTGCCCCCGAAGAACTGTATTACAGTTCCAGTGGGCAAAGTCACGACTTGGTCGTGAGAGGGTTCTCCAAAGAGCCAAGCTCGATGGAATTCCCTTACAAAGTATTGTGTCTTTCCTCCATCCTTTTGGGTGGATTCCCAACAGCTTCTGTTGGTGAAGGATACATGCGCATCGAGGCGGTTAATCCGGTTCCCGATGCACTTCCTCACTTCCTCTCCCGCTAAGCGGGAATAGTGACGAATCATCCCACGCTCCATTCCACTTAGTGGTTTGGGTAGGGTTGTAAAGGCGACGACAGTCTTTTCGACGGCCGCTTCTTGTACATAACGGTCCCCAGCCGGTAGGCTTCGGGACGTTATGTAAAGGCAGACCTTAGCGATGTTCGCTCGGTTCGCAGTTTCGGTTAGCCAGTGTCCCTCAGGGAGACTTGGCCATTCCGTTCCGTAGGGGTCGGTAAAGCCGACCTTTCCGAAGTGGGTATTTCGAACCCATAAACAGTGGTCCTTCCAAATTTTGGTCAGATCACTGCGATTCTTGCCGCTAAGTAACTTATCGGTCAAGTATTTCCACCACCTTACTATGTAAGGGAATGGACATTCCGTCAAAGACATCTGAAAGATGATCGGACGGAGTATTCTTCTCTGCTCGTAAAGAAAATTTACGGGGGAGGAGACCAGTCGGCGTAGGGTGCTATGCACTCCATGTACTCCGCTGGATTTTAGTTCGGGCCAATGCCTTGCAAAGACCGAACTTTGATCAACCTTGAGAATGAATCTCTCGGCCTTTCTCAAAACACCGTAACGGTGTCTTCTTCTCTTGTGACGTACCTGTAAAAGGTCGCACTTCGAGCACTCTCGAACTATCTCGGGTGTTATGGTTCCCTTCTCATCCTCATACTCACGTAGTGAGCAGAGCTGGCGAGTAGGGATCATGCACGCGTTTCGGC